CAAAACAAAAATGAAGCAATTTTAATTGGTGTAAAAGATACTTCACCGGGAAATTATATAGAACGTTTTATGGGAGACAAAGGATTTATGCACTATGCAGATTCTTTAAATATTCCTAATCTAACTGAAGAACAAGTTAAAAAAAGAATAGGTTTTACTATTCGTAACTATTCTAAATGGATAAATAATAGTGATATGACAGGTGCGGTTTTACATACTGACTTTGGTGGTTCTGCTGGATTACAACCAATACAAAATGCTGATGGTCAAAGAATAGAATATTATTTTACAAAACAACCCAATCAAAACCCTTTAATTAAAGATACAGCTTCTGTGTACCCTGTAACTGGTGATGTATTACCACTTTTACCCGATCCACCTTCTGATGATTATTTTCAATATAATGAATTTTTAATAGATGAAGAAATTGATCAGGGAAAAAAAAAATCTAAATTTTCGTTAGGTGATGTTTTAATTTCACCGGCTATGGCTGGAGATATGATAGAACCTAATGTATTAACAGCCGAAGTTGAAGATTATGTATCTATTATAAAAGGGTATGAAAGTTTAGGTGAAAAAATTATTGTTGATGGTGTTGTAAAATATAAAAATTATAAAGGTAAAGGCGAAGAAAAAATTACAAGTGGATATGGTAGCTATAGAGATGAAAATAAATTAGAAGATTCAGTTACTGAAGCAGAGGCTAATGCTCAATTAATAAAAGATATAAATGACAGACTTCCTAAAGTAAAAAAAAATATAAAAAACTTTGATAAATTTCCATTAGATGTTAGACAACATTTAGTATCATCATGGTTTAGAGGTTCATTGTCTGGAAGTCCATTAACTATTAGATTAATTAATGCAGGTAAATTTAAAGAAGCATCAATAGAATTTTTAAGGAATGAAGAATATGATAATGCTATATCGTTAGATAGAAAAGGAATTATAAAACGAATGAAAAATACAGCTAAAGCAATTAAAAGTTTATCAAAATTAAATAATGATTAATCTTGGATTAGGTACATTTAAAAAATCAAAAGAAGAAATAGGTACTTTGTACAACCAAAGTAGAACTAGCTTTTTAGATGCTGCTCATGCTAACTTTATGAACACATGGAATTTAAATCCATTCTCTTCTACATTAAGAGCATACGATCAAACAAAAGCCTATCAATCTAGTAATATTTATTTAAATAAAGATGAACTAAATAAACAATATGCTAGTCTAGGTTTAAATTTTACAGAAGATACAAGAGAAGGTGTTGTTGATTATATAGTTGAGAGAAAAAATTTAGAAAATTCAAGAGCAAGTATTTTAGCTAGAGGACCAAATAGTAAAATGGCAAAAAGTTTTTTCTTTTTAGAATCTCTTGGTACAAGTTTTTTAGACCCTATAAATATTGGTGCATCTTTTGTACCTGTTGTTGGTCAAGCTAAATTTGCTGCTATGGTAGCAAGGTCTGGTAAAAATATTGCTAGAATGAAAAAAGGTGCTGTAGAAGGTTTAGTTGGTAACATAGCTGTTGAACCTATTGTTTATGGTGTAGCAAAATCAGAACAAGCTGATTATACTGCTTATAATGCTATTACTAACATAGCACTTGGTGGTTTAATTGGTACTGCTGCTCATGTTGGTTTTGGTAGAATTGGAGATTATCTTGCAGAGGTAAGAGGTAAACCAAATATTTATCAAAGGTTAGCGGCAATCTCTCCAGAAAATCAAAGACAATTATTAGACTATTCTGTTGGTAAAGTTTTAAAGGGAGAACCAGTAGATACCGGTAATCTTGTATCTGAAAAAACAAGAGTAGGAGACGCACAATTAAATAAATTAGACGATCAAATTAAAGAGTTTGATACCTTGTATAACAATTCAATAAAAAATGGAGACAGATCATCAGCTAAAATTTATTTAAAAAATATTAGAAATTTGCAAAAAACACAAAGAGATATAGTTGAAGCTAAAAGAGCAGAAAATAACAGAATAAAAATACAAGAACAATCTAACATGAACAACCGAAACTTAAAACCATTAACAGAAGAACAAAAAATAATAAAAGAAAAAAATCAAACAGAACTAGAATTAGAAGCAGAAAATATGCAACAAAGAACTACATTACATCAAAAACAATTAAACATTAAAGATCAAGATTTAACTGAACCTATGATTCAAGAAAGAGTTGCAATAAAAGAAATTGATGATTCTATAAAAAATAAAACTAAAATTAGACAAGCTATAGAAGCTGGAACTAATTGTACAAAAAGGAATAGTTAATGGCAACAATAAAATCATTATCAAAATGTTTTCAAGAAGTTAAAAGATTAACTGGCAATTTATTGTCTGATGAAAAAATTAATTTATTATTAGATGAAGCTAAAATAAAAATTAATGAAAATAAATTTCAAGGAGCAGAAGTTAAATCAGAAAAAATTTTAGCACAAGAAATTATAGATAAATTTGAATACGATCAAATTTTAAAAAAAAGAAATATAGCAGAAAACAACATGAAGGCATTGGAAAATTATGAAAAAATAATAGATGCTGTAGATACATCTAATGGAAAAATTAATCCTATAGAAGCTGTAAATGGATATTTAGTTGGTATGCAAAAATTTTCTAAAATTACTAGAGATTCTATTGGTTTAAAACAAACTACTTTAGAAAATGTTGAAATTACAAAACTTGTTAATGCTATTAGAAATTTAGGAAAAGATGCTTGGAATGATTTTAGTGAAGGTAGAATTGATTTAGAAATTATGAGAGAAATGCTTGGTGAGCCTACAGGTGTAAAAGGTGCTAAAGATATTGCTAGAATTTTAAAACAATCTCAAAATAGTTGGAGATTAAGATTAAATGATTTAGGAGCTAACATAGGAGAGTTAGATAATTGGATAACTAGAACAACACATAACACAGAAAAAATGGCTGTTGCTAGTAAAAGTTCAAGGTTAATTGATGATAATAGATTAGCTTGGGTAGAGTATATACAAACAAGATTAAATTTAAAAAGAACTTTTGCTGATGTTAATGATCCAGTAGAAATTAGTAAAATTTTAAGCAATATTTATGATAGTTTAATGACAGGAGATCATTTAAAACATGGTGGCACAAATAGTATTTATGGAACAAAAAATGTAACTAATCGTTTAAACTCTTCAAGAGTTTTACATTTTAAAGATTTACAAGCTAGACAAGAATACAATATTAAATTTGGAGAACCCTCTCTACAAACAAGTGTTTTTAATGTTTTAACAAGTAGTGCAAAAAATATTGTTATGATGCAAGAGTTAGGAACAAATCCTCAAGATACATTTAATAAAATTTTAGCTTTATTAAAAAAAAAATATAAAAGTTCAGATTATAAAATTGTTAGAGATTTAAATTTTGAAAACTTTAGAGGAGCTTTTGCACAAATTGATGGAAGTGCAAATATTGCTGGTAGTCAAACTTTAGCAAAAATAGGTGAAGTAGTAAGAAGTACAGGAGATATGGCTAGATTAGGTGGAACTACAGTAACATCTTTTGCGGATTTAGCACCTTACATGGCATCTACCAATTTTCAAGGAAGAGGATTATTAACTGGTTTATTTGAAGCAATAAATGGATTACTTGGTGGAAGTAATAAAGCTGCTATGGAAGCATTAGAGGTTGTTAGTAATTCTGTTGTAGTTGCAAATAGAGGAAATGTATTTAGTGATGGTGCTGATTCTTTTGGTGGAATAAATAATTTAAGAAATAAATTTTTTAAATGGAATGGATTAAATGGATGGGTTTCAAGTTTAAAAAGTTCTATGGCACTTGGTGTATCAAAATTTTATGGATCATTAGGTGAAACTAAATTTTTTAATTTAGAAAAAAGAGAAAGAAATTTTTTAACATTGTATGGAATAGATGAAGGCAAATGGGATATGTTGCGTTCTATTAAAACTTTAGCTGCTGATAATAAAAAATATTTAACTGCTGAAGGAGCAAAAGATATTCCCGATAGTGTTATTAATAAATATTTAGGTAGAAAATTAAGTGCAAGAGAATTAAGAAATTTTAAAAATGATTTAGAATTAACTTGGAGAAATGTTTTAAATGACCAAGGTACACATGGAACACCAGAACCAGATTCACAAATTAGATCAATAACAAAAATGGGTACAATTAAAGGAACTTACATGGGTGAACTTAATAGTTTTGTTATGCAATATAAAAATTTTGCAGTTTCTTTATATAAAAAAATTTTACGAAGAGAGATGGATTCTTATGGACCAGATGAGAGTAAATTAATAGGTGCTACTATGTTAGCTTCTACATTAATGTTAGGTACTATTTTTGGTTATATTGTTTTGTCTGTCAAAGATATGTTATCCGGTAGATCACCAAGAGACCCTAAAAAACTATCAGTTATAATGCAATCATTTGTACAAGGTGGTGGTGGTGGTATTTATGGAGATTTTTTAATGAGTGAAGTTCAAAATCAATATGGCAATGGAGTTTTTGAAACTGCACTTGGACCAACAGCTTCAGATATTAAAAAATTTATAGACATGGTAAAAACTATGAATGAACCTAAAAAAGCAGGTAAAAAATTTTTACAGTTAGTAGAAGGTCATACACCATTTATAAACTTATATTACACTAAAGCAGCTTATGACTATCTTATTGGCTATCAAATTAAAGAATATCTTGATCCCGGATTCTTTAAACGAATGAAGGATAGAAATGAAGAAAATAGAGGTCAAACTTATTATTTTAAACCATAGACAAAACATAGATAATTTAATAAATGCTAGGAAAAACAATGAAAAAAGATTATAAACAAGAATATTTATTTACAAAACCATCAAAGAGTAATAAAGGTTTTTAAGACATGACAGTATCAACTACAATTATTAAAAGTTTTGGAACAGGGGATGGTAGTACAGCTGTATTTGCTTATCAATTTAAAATTATCCAAGATTCCGATCTTCAAGTATTTATTAGAACAAATGCTACAGGTGCTGAATCAGCAGCAAAAGTATTAGGAACTGATTATTCAATGACAGGAGCAGGTGTTGCTACTGGTGGAGCTGTTACTTTCTTATCTGGTAAAATACCCACTTCAGCACAAACTGTTGTATTGAGAAGGAATGTTCCGCAAACTCAAGCAATAGATTATATTGCTAATGATCCATTCCCTGCGGAAACACACGAAGAGGGTTTGGATCGTGCTACTATGGTTGCACAACAAGTATCTGAAGAAGCCGATAGATCAATAAAATTATCCAAAACAAATACCATGACTTCTACAGAGTTTAAGGTTGGAGCTACTGAAAGAGCAAATAAAGTTTTATCATTTGATGCTACTGGAGAACTATCAGTTACGCAAGAGCTAGGAACTTTTAAAGGAAATAGTGCTACAACAACTACAGCGGCTTATGTTGTAAGAGACATTGTTAAAGGAACAACAACTGCTCAACTAAATAATATTTATATTTGTATTCAAGCATCACCTATTGGTACTGCTTTAACTAATACAGCTTATTGGGTTTTACTTGTAGATGCTGTAAGTGCTGCAACAAGTGCTACTGCTGCGGCTGCATCTGCATCAGCTGCTTCAACATCCGCAACTGCTGCTACTAATAATGGTGCTGCACAAGTTACATTAGCTACTGCTCAAGTTGCTTTAGCAACTACACAAGCTGGAAATGCTTCTACTTCAGCAGGAACTGCATCAACTAAAGCTACTGAAGCAGCAGCATCTGCTGCCGCTGCCGCTACATCTGCTGATGCTTTTGATGATATTTATTTAGGAACTAAATCATCTGATCCAACTACAGATAATGATGGTGATGCTTTGGCTGCTGGTATGCTTTATTTTAATTCTCAAACTGATCTTTTACGTGTTTATACTGGTTCTGCTTGGCAAAATGCTGCTGTAGATACTACTGGTTTTGTAACAGTTTCTGGAACACAAACTTTAACAAACAAAACTTTAACTGCACCTGTAATTGCAAGTATTGCAACTGTATCAAATGGAGCTTTAGAATTAGCTCCTAATGGAACTGGCACAGTTGTTGTTAAAGGTAATACAAATTCTGGTGCTATAAAATTTAATTGTGAAAGTAATACACATGGTCAAACTGTTATTGCACAACCCCACTCTGCAAGTGTAACTAACACATCAAAATTACCTGCTGGTGCTAGTTCAACATTAGTTTCTTTAGTATCTACAGATACACTTACAAACAAAACTTTAACAAGTCCTAAAATAAATGAAAATGTAGCTGTAACTTCTACCGCAACAGAACTAAATTTATTAGATGGTGTTAGTGGATTAGTACAAGCAGATTTTACTAAACTAGCTGCTGTAACTGCTTCTGCTGTTGAATTAAATACATTAACTGGAGTAACTGCTGTTGTTGGTGAAATAAATGCTTTAGATATAGGAAGTACAGCTATTGGAACAGCAGTAGCTAGTAAAGCAGTAATTTTAGATAGTAATAAAGATTATACTGGTGTTAGAAAATTAACAACAACTGGGATAATAACTGCTGAAGGTGGTCAATTAACAACAATAGGAAAATCTCTAGTTATGGGATTTTAATTAACAACAGGAAAATAATATGGCAAGTGAATTATTAAAAGTAGCATATGCAAACGCAGCTTCTAATTCAGAAGTTAAGTTGATTGATGGTGCAAGTGGACACACTTATACTATTCTATCAATTACAATTTGTGAAACAGCTGGTGCAGCAGAAACTTTTGATCTTTATACTATGGATGATGGCGGTGGAACTGACAACTACATTTATAAATCACAAGCTCTAGGTGCTAATGCAACTTTTGAACATACTACAAAATTTGTCATAGAAGGTACTGATGAACTTGGCTTTATAACTGGTGGATCAGCAAATGTTGACGTTCAAGTAAGCTATTTAGATCAAACATTATAAAAATTTTATGAGTGGATTAGTAAAAGACAATATCTTTGGCTCATCTGGATCAGTTATTGAAGCAGCTGGTGGTCTTAGTTGGCAACCAGTAGTTACCGCATCTACTGTTACAGTTGGTGCAGCAAAAGGTTATTTTATAAACACTACAAGTAATGCTTGTACGATTACACTTCCAAGTGCAGCAGAAGCTGGAGATCAAGTTATATTGATTGACTATGCTAGAACATGGGGAACTAATGCAATTACAATTGATTCAAATGGTTTGAACTTTCAAAGTGAAAGTGATGATTACATTGTTAATTACGACACAGCTGGTCAAAGTTTAAATTTAGTTTATTCAGATGCAACTGTTGGCTGGACACCTTCTTCTGATATTGTAAATTCTTTAGAACCTGTTGCACCAGCTACTCAAAAAGGATTATTTGCTTATGGTAATGCTGGGGGTGCTTCTTCATTAAAAAATTTAATTAGTAGTTCTGGTGTAATAGCTGCCGATGTAACGGGTGTGGGTACTGCTAGAGTAGGTGCTGCTGGAGCAAATTATGGTGGAGACAAAGCTATTTTTGCTTTTGGCAATTCTCCAGTTACTGCTGTATCTAATTTAGTTAATAACTCTGGAGTAGTGGCAGCAGATGTTAGTGCTGTTGGTACAGCTAGAGGAGAAATGGGTTCGGCTGGTTATGGTGGTGATAAAGCAATTTATGGTTATGGTACTAGCCAAGTTTCAATGACTAATTTAGTTACCAATGTAGGAGTTGTAGGTACTGATGTAACAGGAGTTGGTACAGGTAGAAGTGAATTAACAGCAACTAAATATGGTAATGACAAAGCAGTATTTGCTTACGGAGATACTGGAAGTGTATCTTCATTAAAAAATTTAGTTTCAAATCAAGGTGTTGTTTCAGCTGATGTAACAGGAGTTGGTACAGCTAGATCAGGTTTAGCAGCAGCTGGATATGGAACAGGATTAGCTATCTTTGCTTATGGTACTACTGGCAGCAGACTTTCAATGTCTAACCTTGTTAATATTGTAGGAGTTATAGCAGCAGATGTTAGTGGTGTGGGAACAGCTAGATCAGAATTAGCAGCAACTTCCTATGGTGGCGATAAAGCAGCTTTTGCTTATGGCAGAGAAGGTGGATCAACTAGATCATCATTAAAAAATTTAGTTTCAAATTCTGGTGTTATTGCAGCTGATGTAAGTGGTGTGGGAACAGCAAGAAGAGGTTTAGGAGCAGCTGGATATTCATTTAGTTAGGAAAAAATTATGAGTGGAAAAATAGTAAACAATGTATTTAGAGCTTCTGGAGTTATAGCAGCTACACCGGGTGGTCTTGATTGGTCAACAGCAGTTGTAACTGGTTCAACTCTATCTGCTTCTGCTGGTAAAGGATATTTTATAAATACAACATCTAATGCTTGTACTGTAACTTTGCCTAGCTCTGCTGAAATTGGAGATCAAATAGTCTTTGTTGATTATGCAAGAACTTGGTCAACTAATAATTTAATTATAGATTCTAATGGAAATAATTTTCAAGGTTCAGATGACACATATACTGTAGATTATTCTACTGCTGGACAATCACTTAACATAGTTTATTCAGATTCAACAAAAGGCTGGTTACCAGTTTCAGATGATGCTGTGGCTGATGTACCAGTAATACCACCAACTCAAAAAGCAATATTTGGTTTTGGTTATGTTGATGCGTTAACAGGAGTAACAAATTTAGTAAATAGTTCAGGTGTTGTTGCATCTGATGTATCTGCTGTAGGAACAGCTAAAAGAAGTCCAGCAGCAACTGGGTATGGGGGTGATAAAGCTATTTTTGTTTATGGTGTAGATGCTGATGGTGCTAATAATTCATCTAATTTAGTTTCAAATTCTGGAGTTGTAGCATCAAATGTAACTGGTGTAGGTACTTCAAGAGCTTATGCAGAAGGTGCTAGTTATGGCGGAGACAAAGGAATAATAGCTTATGGAGAAGATAATCTTCGACTTAATAATTTAGTTACGAATGTAGGTGTTGTAGGAGCTGATATAACTGGTGTTGGTACTGTAAGAGGCAGACACGCAGCAGCAGAGTATGGAGTAGGTTTAGCTATATTTGCTTTTGGTTATAATGGCAGTAATATTTCAATAAGTAATTTAGTTAATACTTCTGGTGTTGTTTCAGCTGATGTAAGTGGAATTGGTACTGCAAGAAGAACTTTAGCAGCTGCTGGTTATGGGGGAGATAAAGCTGTATTTGGCTATGGTTATAGTGGTTCTACAGTTTCATTAAAAAATTTAGTTAGTAATACTGGCATAGTTGCAGCAGATGTATCTGGAGTTGGAACAGCTAGAACCTATTTAGCAGCAGCTTCATATGGTGGCGATAAAGCAATATTTGGTTTTGGTACAAATGCTTCTGCTGCTAGAACAGGAGTAACTAATTTAGTAAATAGTTCTGGAGTTATTGCTTCAGATGTATCAGCAGTTGGTACTGGTAGAGAACAAATAAAAGCAGCAGGATTTTCAACAAGTGCATAGGATAAAATTATGAGTGGAATAGTACAAAACAATATATTAAGAAGTTCAGGAACAATAGCAGTAACTGCTGCTGGACTTAACTGGGGTACAGCTGTAGTTACAGGATCAACAGTTACAGTTGAAGCTGGAAATGGTTATTGGATTAATACAACTTCAAACACTTGCACAATTACACTACCAAGTGAAGCAGAGAGTGGCGATCAAATCGTTCTTATAGATTATGCTAGAACTTGGGGTACAAACAAAATTATAATAAATTCTAATGGTTTAAAATATCAAGGTGATTCAGATACTGCTACTGTTGAATACACAACAGATGGTCAATCAGTAAATATTGTTTACTCTGATGATACTAAAGGTTGGATTCCATTAGAAGATGATGTAACAGCTTTTGAACCGGGTAGTCCATTTATACCTCTACAACTAGCTCTATTTGCTTATGGTGAAGCTGGAAGTACAGTTTCATTAAAAAATTTAGTCAACAGTTCAGGAGTAGTAGGATCAGATGTTAGTGGAGTTGGTACTGCTAGATATGCTTGTAGTGCAGCTGGTTATGGTAACAACAAAGCAATTTTTGCTTATGGTGCAAATTCAGGTTATGCTGATATTTCTTTAAGTAATTTAGTAAACAGTTCTGGAGTAATAGCAGCAGATGTAACAGGAGTAGGTACTGCTAGAGAAAGTCCGGGTGCTGGTACTTATGGTTATGATAAAGCTGTCTTTGCTTACGGAACTACTGGTTCTGTTACGAATATAAAAAATTTAGTAAATAATTCAGGAGTAGTTGCGGCAGACGTAACTGGTGTAGGAACAGCTAGGAGATATTCAGCTGCTTCTAAATATAGTGGTGATAAAGTAATATTTGGTTTTGGTACTACTGGAAGTGTAGTTGGAGTAACAAATTTATGTAATAATCTTGGTGTTATAGCAGCAGACGTTAGTGCTGTTGGTACAGCTAGAGAAGCTCTAGGAGCAGCACCATATGGTACAGACAAAGCAATCTTTGCTTATGGTACAGCTGGTGGTGGTGTTAATACAAGAAATTTAGTTTCAAATGTAGGAGTAGTAGCATCTGATGCAAGTGGTGCTGGAACAGCTAGACATTATTTAAAAGCGGCTACCTATGGTGGTGACAAAGCAATCTTTGCTTATGGTTATACTAATGCTAATGTTTCTATGTCTAATTTATGTAGTAATACTGGTGTTGTAGCTTCAGACGTATCTGGTGTTGGAACTGCAAGACGACTTTTAGGAGCAGCAGGTTATGGAAATTAAAAAATTATTAACAACTAACAATAGGAAAAAAACAACATGGCATCAAAACTAAATACAGAGTTCAATTATAGATACCAAGTAATAGGTGATACACCTTGGGAAAAAATAAAAACTTTACAAGGATTTCTTGAAGGTAGAGTTAGAGCAGCTGCACTTGAAGAAGTAGGTAATTTAAAAGATCAAGCTAAAGTATCAAAATTAAAACATCTACAAAATGGTGGCAATGGTTTAGAGCATGAGATACTAGAACTTAAAGCTGAAATATTAGAAGGTATAAGTCATCAACCAGCAGCTACAGAAGCTTTTGAACTTAACAAAAAAGAAATTAAAATACTTAGAAAGTTATTAGAGGAACTTTATGTTATTGCAGAACCTACAAGAATACCGGGTTATAGTGATGAAGATATGTATGAAGCCAATGCAGCAAACGAATTTACTGTTAATATTGGTAGAGAAATACAAGCTGAAATGATTGCTAATGGTAGACCATCTCCAGCTAAATTAAGAAATGCTATGAGTAATCCATTTACATGGAACGCATTAAAGGGTATAGGTTTAATTCCTAAAGAAACAAAAATTCTTGAAGGAAATGTTAACCCAAAAGATAAGATACAACTTATAGGAGTTGAAGATGAAGTTATATAAAATTGCCGCAGCAAATTATGAAGATTACTATGGCACAATGGAAAACCGAATAGATAGATCATACACTACAACTATTGCACAAAAACCAGATTGTAGTGCTTTTTTATTTTTATGTAAAGATACACAAGATGCACAAACTGGTTTAACTTTATTAAATACAGTTCCATCTGGATTTGATTTTACTTATTGTCAAGAATGGGGTTTAACAATTAATGATGCTGTTGTTGCTAGAACTATTTTAGACATGAGAAAAAAAGCCTATGGCACTTGGGAATCTCAACTTGAAAAAATAAATGATGATGGAATTGATAGTTGGAAAACAGCAATAACTGTAGTTAAAACAAGTCTACCTAAATAATCATGGATAAAGAATTTAATTCTAATATAGAAGATCATAATGGAATTAGATTAACATCACATGAAAAAATATGTGCTGAAAGAATGTCACAATTAATTAAATCAATAGATGAAATGAAAAAAGAAATAAAAGAATTAAGAAACGATATGTCTAAAGGCAAAGGTGCTATCAATCTTTTAATTATTATTGGTGGTGTTGTTGGTGTTTTAGTTGGTTTCTTCAGCATGGATGGCTAATAGAAAGACAAATATAGCTGGTTTAACACAAGAATTAAGAGTACAGTTGCGTTTAGCTGACAATCCAAACATGATAGTATTCACACCTTTAGGTGGTAATGGACCAGTAGATATAGTAACATTAGACCTCACAACTGGAGAATATCAAGGGTATGATGTCAAATCTAAAAATTATAGAAAAAGAGATTACATAGCAAATGATGGTTATGAAAGAAAAAGAATTGGTAGTCTTATACATAGAACCACAACCTCAGAACAAAAAAAATTAAAAATAAAAATCATATATGAATAATGATAATTCAATAGATATTCTTAATGAATACAAAGACCAAGTTAGAATATTAAAGGGTCAAATTAATGAACTTGAAGATGCTGGTAAATCTAAAGACGCAGCTAACAAAAGATGTTTGCAAAAATTAGAATTTTGTACTAAAGACTTAGATGATGCTTTATCTAAAATAGAAAAATTAGAGGAGAAGAAAAATGTGGATTAGTGCAATCAAATTAGCAGTTAATGCTGGTAGTCACATATATAAAAAGAAACAAGAAACTCGTATGAATATTGCTTCAGCACAAGCAGTTCATGCGGAAAAGATGGCTAGTGGTGAACTTGAATATAAAGCGAAAGTTATTGAGAGTAATGATAATGGTTGGAAGGATGAGTTTGTACTTATACTTGTATCTCTTCCTATTTTGTTACTGGTCTGGAGTATTTTTTCTGACGATCCGGAAATTCGTATTAAACTAGATTTATTTTTTGAGTATTTTAAACAACTTCCTTATTGGTATCAAGCCATATTTATAGGAGTGGTTAGTGCTATTTATGGTTTAAAAGGTGCAGATATAATGAGAAAAAAATAATGAGTGAAAATATAATGACAGCTTCAGTTAGTCAATATAATAAGAAAACAAGTTTATTATCACAACAAACAGGAAAAAATGGCAAGAGTAAAGTTCAACGTAGCAAATCAACCTCACGAAAGAATACCAAAAAAAACCTCTATAGGTAGGAGACCTAAACTATCTTCTATGAATAAGTCTAAAAAACTTCATAAAGGTAAATCAAAAAATCGTGGACAAGGTAAGTAAGATACTGTAGAAACAAAAATAATAGAGAGGTTTTAATATGTTAGATAAAATTAAATCAAATGTTGTTCATTACTGGACAGATCACAAAGAAGTATCAATAATTATTTCTACATTATTAGTTATATTTATTATTTTATAGTAGCTATATGAATATAGCCGAGCTATTCAAAAAAAACTTTGTATTAATACCAGTTATAGCTTCTGTATTATTTGGAACTTTTACTGGTGTAAAATATATAGTTGGCTTGACAGATACAATTAATAGATCAGAACAACATATTGTAAATCTTGAAAGAGATTTGAATGTTGCACAAAAAAGTTTAACAGATATAAATACAAGGTTAGCTTCTGCTGAAGCAACATGGCAGATGGCAGAGAACTTATATAGAACTTTAGCCGATCAAGTTAGAGAACACAGTTACGATATTAAAGATTTAAATAGGTAATGTATGGAGTATCTCAGTATGAATTACAAATTTACAGCCATACTTATTTTAATGTTATCAATGCTAACTTTTTTTGCTGATCCCGCTTATCCTAAAAATGAATATTTAAACAATGGATATAACACTTGTAACACAGGTTCATTTGATGTTCGTATAGAAACAAGTGAACAAGAAAATGATTACAGACATTATAGTCCATCATCTAATTATGATAGCGACACCGATAGAGACGTATTAAGTTTTACTTACAGACATTATTTAGGTTCAGCTTGTACAAAAGAATTTAAAAAAACACAGCAAGAAAATATAAAATTAAAACAACAATTAGAATTAATGAAAATGTGTGGGAAAGTTAATAAAAATACTACTTTAAAATACAATCCAAACTTTCACTTAATTGTTGCAAAATGTTCTGGTATAGTAATTCCAGAAAATAAAAGTCCTGAAGGTAGTCTTTGGGATGAATTAAAAGATGATTACAAAAAAGAAAACCCAGAGATTAAAATAATGGGAGATAAATTTATAGGATCAAAAAAAAAATTAATAATACCTAAAGACTTAACAGGAGAATTGCCAATACCTACACCATGAAAATATCACAAGACACACCAGTAAGTATGCCAATCAAAAATATGATTGGAATAATTTTTGCTATTGTTGCAGGTACTTTTGCATACACAGAAATTACAGCAAGATTAACTAGCCTTGAAACATCAAGAGAATTAATGAACTCAGATTTATTAAAAAAATCTGAACAGACTACTGTGGATTCTGAGCAGTTTATGTTGTTAGAAGATTTGTATAAAACTACTGAAAAATTAGAAACAAGAATAGAAGATATGATGCACAACAAAATTAATATAGAATTTGTAACTAAACAATTAGAAAAAGCATTAAGTGATATTGAAAAAATAAAAGATAAAGTAAGACAAAATGGTAATGGTAGTCATGGTTGAAGTAGTTGTAGCATTATTGATGATTGTTAATGGAGAAATTCGTGAGCATAGAATACAAGAATCTATGTCACATTGTTTAAAGGGTAAAAGAATAGCCAACAGAGTTTATAATGCTAATGTAGAATATCAATGTATAAAATCTAAAGCAGAAACAGAAATATATATGGGTGAAAAATCCATTGTAAAACTTATATTAAAATGAAAGTAATTTTATTACTTATGGTTATGTGTAGCACAACACCCGGCAACAACTGTCAACCTATTGCAACTCCACAAATAGAATTTGAAGATATATACAATTGTACTGTTTATGGTTATAGTCATTCAGAAGAAATAATATTAGAATTAGGTGCAGAATTTGTAAATAATTATGGTGCGTACACTAAATTTTCATGTGAAAGTAAACAAAGAATATGAGTATAGATTATAGGGGTGAAAAATTTTCTGGTTATAATAAACCTAAGAACGACAGAACTAAAACTAAAAAATTTTCTGTACTTGCTAAGTCTGGTGATACAATAAAACTTATTAGATATGGTGATGCCAATATGACTATTGGTAAATCTGATCCAGCTAGAAGAAAATCATTTAGAGCTAGACACAAATGCGATACCAAGAAGAGTGTATTAACTGCTGGGTATTGGAGCTGCAAAAAATGGTAAACAAAGTTTGGAATAAAGCTAAATCAGTAATGGCTGCGGGGTGGTGCAACGTGTGTCAAAAAGAAATGTTAAGTGATGCTGGTGGCTGGATTGTGAACGCAGAAAAAAAACACTTTTGCCATGACGGAAAAGATGGTAGTTGTTTTGATAAGTATATTAAAGAAAAACAATCAATGGCAGAAGATGCCACTTACGAAAAGGAGATATAACTATGTACGGAAAACCAAAAGTAAAAAGTAAATTAACATCTAAACAAAAAACTTTGCCTTCAACTTTGAAGAAAAAGATCATGCAATCTAAACCTAAAAAGAAAAACTAATGCCGGGTTACCACACAAAAAAAGATGGATCAAAAGCTAAGAAAGGTTTGTATTATAATATGAACAAGAAAAAAGCTAGTGGTACATCAAATACAAAAGCTAAGTCTACTGTAAGTGCTAAGTCTTACAAGTCTATGTTAGCTGGATTTAAGAAGTAGTTTTTTATTCTTTCTTTCTAACTGTCTAATGTAAGACCTAAGATCATCTATAGTATGCTCTTGATCTTCTATCTTTAATCTATATCTTAGATTCCAATTGATACCTACAACGCTTGTTTTATTTCTTGAAACTCTTGCCATATAGTTTGCTCCTCTGACCAATATCTTTTCTTATTAGATTTCATTTTTATAGAATGTAATACTGTGGTGTGATCTTGTTTAAAATACTTACCAATGTTTGATAGATTCATTTTGTATTTTTCTGATAGCAAGTTATGAATAATATTTCTTGCTCTAACAATATCTAATGTTTTCTTTTTGCTTAACAACTCTACCTTTGATACTTCATATCTTTTACAAATGTAGTCAACAATATTTTCCATAGTTTCTTTTTGTGGAGAAGAAAAAGAATAGCCTACAATCTTTACCAAGTCATAACCATTTTCTTTTAAATGTTTTTTGGCTAACTTATAACCATTAACAAATGCGTTTTTATATATTTTTTGTTCTCTTGTATTTAAATCTTGGTAATGTCCTGCTCTCATTGCAAGTTTAATCTCATTGAAATTTGTATTTTTAGTCATAGAATCCCCTTACTTTCCCATTGTTTTTTTTATAATAAATTAATAACTAAGCTGTCATTAACTCTTCTCTACATCTGGCACACTCTAAATATAAGTTATAGCTTTCTGCTTTTAACCTATTAGTTCTCTGAACTGAAGCAATGTACAACTCACTCTTTTTCCTTTGCTTGTCCATCAGCCTTTGTAGACGATTTTTTGTTTCCGTCATCTTGCTCCTTTTTTACTGTTGTAAAATCAACTTTAATATTATCGATTTTTACTTCTGCATTTGTTCCATTATTAGAACCATTGGCAGCCTTCTCTACTGAATCAAACTCTTCTGTTAGTATAAAACTACATTCTCCATTTTTGATTCTTATGTATTTTGACATTATTTATCCTTTTTGGCAACCTCTTTTTTGTGTAATTCAAATGCCATGTTATTGTATATACCCATATCGTGATAGTTGTCAGCCTTATATCCTCTAGTTGATCTATAAAGTTTTAATGCCATCATAATATGACCTACTTGGTGTGGTTTAATTCTTTTTTTTAAATTGTTTGCTAACACTAACGTAAACATTTCAGCTAACATAATAAAGTTATGTTGATAATCTCCATAATCTTTTTCACGATCAGCAATTATCTTTGCCTTAATATTTTTATCTAAATCTGCAATTTTGATTGTCATATTTTTTATGTCCTAGAGGGGGAAACTAACGAAGGGAACTAAGAAAGAAAAAAACCCCTCTAAGACTATATAAATTTATATTTTTAATTAAAACTTATATTCTGGTTTATTACCAGAAATGGGTGCTTTTGGAAACCCCTTATTTTCTGGTGATTGTGAAGCAGAGTTTGCTGTGTTAGGAGTTAGTTTAAATTTAATTCCCCCTGTCAAATTACCTGCATCATCTTTAGTATTCCAACCTGCTTGACTATGCCAAGTCTCTCC